CAATGACTTAGGATGTATTCCATTAAAGAACAGTACAGTATAATCAAAGCTGTCATACTTAGAGACAACTCTTCTAAAAGAATTGATTGCCCCTTTTGTGGGGGACAGAAAACTTTGTCCCTCTCTAAGATGCAAGGAACACTTCTTTGGAATTGTTATAAGGCTTCTTGTGGGGCTAAAGGAATTAAAGACGATAAGCTGTCTATAAATTCGATAAAGTCTCGTTTGACTTCAACAAGGGACAAATCTCGTAGATCTAATCCTAATGAGATCCCTCTCCTTTTATCTAACTGTGAGCATCATCCGACCTCTTTGGATTACTTGGAGAGTGTTCAATGCTTAGATGTGTACAAAACAAATAAGGTACACATCAAATACACACCTAGAGATCAACGAGTACTCTTTTTTATGAACGATAATACAGGGTGTGTAGGTAGATATATTGGAGACCCCCCTAAGAACAAAAACTATCGTATCCCTAAATGGAAAGTGTATGGAGATACTACAGGGTGTTTTAGCTATGGACAGGGAAAACATGCCATTGTAGTCGAGGATATACCTTCGGCAATAGTAGTTGGAAAAGTTCCAGGGTATGTTGGTATGGCCCTACTTGGCACAAATATAGAACACAAACAGAGACAACAGTTAATGTTTTTCAACGACATAACCTTTGCCCTTGACAAAGATGCAAGAAAGAAGTCAATTAGTGCTGCAACCAAATTCTATTTTGGTAGGAAGCCAACTGTATTGTTACTTGAGGAAGATTTTAAGAACATGGGCGAGGATCAAGTGAAACAAGTGTTGTTTGGGAAAGACCAACAATAAAAAAAAATTTAGAAGGAAAAGACAATGAAGGCACGAGGGATTGTAATAATCGATTATAACCTTCCAGGTGGCTACAAAGATGCAGCAGCCGAAGAGGAAAAACTACAGAAGGCAGTCGATACTTTAGTAAAAGGCAACTCCAGAGTTCTGTATCACGAAGTAGATATTAGAGAACGCAGAGGAGACCACAAGCCGGATATAAAGAAAATGAAACTCAGAATTAGTTAACTAATATATAATTTGATCTAAATTACAGACCTCTAGCATGAAAATGTTAGGGGTTTTTTTTGTTTTTCTTTATGCTATAGTGTGACACTAACTAAATTATAAGAGAGACACTAGCAAATGATAGCAGATGACACTAAGATTTTAAAATCCCTTCTTAATTATCAATTCTTTGACAACAATAAAACCAGACTAAAAGCTACTCTCTTCGATGATGAAGTTGCAGATCTATTTCAAATTATCAATGAAGCCCACACAAAATACGAGCATGACCTCAATGAAGAAGAGGTCTTTCAGCTCTGGAAAAAGAAATACCCTGTAGCAACAAGATCCGAAATAGATTCAATGAAAGAGATCGTGAATCATATTCAAAATGTGCAGCCTATCTCTTTTGATATAGCAAGTGATGTTATCGAAGACTTATGGAAAAGAGAAATAGGCAGAAAGATTGCACACATTGGATTAGAGATAACAGAAGGCAATCAACAAGGGTTAAAGAATTTAGAAGATCTAATACAAAAAAGTAAAGACTCTTTCATGCCAGATGATTATGGCCCTACAACTACAAAAGATATTGCAGAGTTATTGGAGTCTAGTTCGGACAAGAACAGGTGGGCTTTTAACTTAAGACAATTAAAAAACAATGTATATGGCATAGGCCCTGGAGAGTTCGGAGTTATATTTGCTACTCCAGAGACAGGTAAAACTGCCTGTGCTGTTTCTTTTTGTGCTGGGCCTAAAGGTTTTTGCCATCAAGGAGCAAAGGTTCTTTATTTAGGAAACGAAGAGAAAACAGATCGAACTATGCTTCGAGTCATTCAGTCTTGTAGCAACATGACCAAAGATGAGATCAATGCAGACCCACAGAAAGCTGCACAATCTTTTGACCGAATAAAAGAAAACATAGAGATGAAGGATATACAGGATTGGTCATTAGACGAGACTGAAGGCTTCATAGAGAAAATGAAACCAGATGTAGTAATCTTGGATCAAGGAGATAAAATTCATATTGGGGGAGCTTTTTCTGCAAGTCACGAAAGACTACGAGAACTTTATAGAAGGTTTAGGGAATTAGCGAAAAGATATGAGTGTGCTTTGCTAGTAATATCTCAAGCAAGTGCAGAAGCCAAAGGCAGAACTAAACTTAGTCCTTTTGAAATGGAAGGTAGTAAGATTGGTAAAAGTGCAGAAACAGATTTGATACTCGGTATTGGTAAGATGGAGAACGACTCCCAAGAAGCAGAACAAGACTACACGAGATATATTACAGTATCAAAAAATAAACTATCTGGTTGGCATGGAACAGTTGTTTGTAACATCAAACCAGAGGTTTCACGATATGTCGATTGAGATAGTATTAGATTTAGAAACCACAGTTCAGAGATTAACAGACAACATAATAGACAACTCCCCATTCAACCCCAAGAATAAGATTGTATCGGCTCATTGGAGAATGATCGAAGATGGGGTTCTAGGTACACCAAAGAATGCTGTCTTCTTTCATAATGAAAAAGAAGAAGCCGATAGCCCCAACGAACTTATTGAAGATCTAAAAAGTGCATCGAGACTTATAGCTCATAACGCTAAATTTGATTTAATGTATTTAATAGAAGCTAATTTTCCTATTCCAAAAAAGGTACATTGTACAATGATTGGGGAGTATCTTTTAGCTAGAGGGCAGCATTGTGAAAAGTCACTAAAAGCTACAGCCTTCAGAAGAAAGGTACAGGAAAAGAAATCGGATCTCGTAGACGATTTATTTAAACAGGGTACAGGCTTTGAAGCCATGCCACTTGAAACTGTAATTGAATATGCAGATGCTGATGTACTTGCCTGTGGAGAGATATACCTTCAACAATTAGAAGAGTTTGGTGGACTTCAAGCTGTCTTAGATCTTTCAAACGAGATGCTTTTGTTTTTATGCGACATGGAAGCTAATGGAATAAAGATAGATTTAGACGAGTTAGAAAGAGTTGAGTTAGAATTTGAGACAGAAAAGAAACAAATAGAGTTAACCCTCAATCGTATTGTTTCTACTGTTATGGGAGATACTCCTGTCAACCTTAATAGTGGGATTGATATGACAAAGGTCGTTTATTCGAGGGCTGTCAAAAACAGAGATCTTCACAAAGCTACTTTTAACATAGGAGTAGATAGTAGAGGTAAATCTTTATACGCACCAAAAATGAAACCTAAGACATTTGCTGATGCTGTAAGGAATACTACTAGGGTTATTAGGAAGACTATCGCTTCACAATGTCCGAATTGCAAAGGTAGAGGGTATTATCAAAAGTACAAAAAGAATGGAGACCCCTGGGCTAAAACTTCCAACTGTAAAGATTGTGATACTTTAGGAGTTCTATTAAATGATACTAAAGAAGTTGCAGGTTTAAAGTTAGTTCCTAGTGGCCCTATTGATGCAAGTATTAATGGTTTTAAAACAGATAAAGGAACTATTGCTAGATTAATTTCTCAAGCCCAAGCAAAGAACAATACTCAAGCTGTTGATTTTTTAAATGGGATTATGAGATTGAATGCAATCTCTACCTACCTAGATTCTTTTGTTAAAGGAATACAGACTTGGACAAGGCATGATGGAATCCTACATGCAAACTTTAATCAAACGACTACACGAACAGGTAGATTATCTTCATCCCATCCAAACTTTCAGAACCAACCAAAAGGCTCAAAGTTTCCTGTTAGAAGATGTGTTGTATCTCGTTTTGATGAAGGACACATAATTGAGATCGATTATTCTGGATTAGAATTTAGAGTGGCTGGAGAGCTGTCAAAAGACCCACAGATAATAGAAGACATTAACAATGGTAAGGATGTTCATAAACAAACTGCAGCCATTATTAATCAATGTGATGAATCTAAGATAACTAAAGATCTTAGACAACAAGCAAAAGCATTCACATTCGCCCCTTTATATGGGGGACTTGGTATGGGTGAGCCTGACCATATTCGTAACTATTTTAAAGAATACTTTAATATCTATCGTGGCTTAAAAGAATGGCATGTAGAGTTAGCTGATGCAGTTATGCACGAAGGTATTATAAGAACTCCTAGTGGTAGAGAGTTTGCGTTTCCAGATGCTGTAAGATTGCATGGGGGAAGAATATCTAATCAAACTGCTGTAGTTAATTACCCTGTTCAAAGTTTTGCTACTGCCGACATAGTTCCCCTATCTTGTATTCGTGCTTTAAGAAAATTTAAAGAAGAAGAATTAAGATCTAAAATTATACTCACAGTACATGACTCTATAGTTGTAGACTGCCACCCTTCCGAATTTGATCAAGTAGTTAAAATCCTTAAATGGGCTATGAGTGATATTGCAGAAGAAATGGTAGAACGCTTTGATTACTCTCCTATTTTACCTCTCGATGTAGAGATAAATTATGGCCCTAATTGGTTAAATAATGTTGAACTTAAGGCTTGACTTGCGACACTAGTAGGTGCTATTCTTAGTGTCGTATTTAATTAAATTAACGAGGTAAACTATACTATGTCAAAGAATACACAACTATCAACAATTAGTCCTGAAAAGGAGAAAGAGTTGGCAATGATCTTAGGATCAAACGAAGACCAAACTGCTACAAAATCTGATTATCTTCCTGAGATAAAAATGAATGTAGAAGATGAAGACGACCAGGGTAATACTTTAAAGAAAGGATTATTCTTTATTAAAGGGGTAGAAGAAGAAAGAGCTTTTGCTGAAACGATTACTATTCGCCCTTTAGCCCATCACTACCAATGGCTACATTGGAGTGCCACCGATAATAAAATGGCTAATAAAACTATATTAGTTACTAATTGGGGAACAGAGCCTATTGATGAAAGGGGTACTACTCGATGTGGTAAACCTAAAGGCAAAGACTTTCGCCAACTAGACCCAGAAGAGCAAAAAAAGTATTCTGAAATTAAATGTTTCAGACAAGTAAGGTGCTTAGTAGATTTTGATGGTAAAACATCAACAGGCGAAGCAGTCAAATACGAAAACTTGCCTTGTATCATTCTATTAAAAGGTTCTAACTTCAGTCCTTTTGAAGACGAATTTACAAAGAAACTCCCTAAAGGTTCTAATATATATGACTACAAAGCGACAGTAACTACTGAACGAAGAAAGCAAGGTAGTGTTGTTTATTTTGTCATGCACTTTGAACCTAATACAAAAACTAAACTTCCTTTAGATGATAAAACCTTTGAGACTATGCAAGGCATGGCTTCGATGATCACTAGAGAGAATAAGAGTATTCAAGGTAAATACCAAAGATCTCTAAGTGACGCACAATCCGATCACATGACTATAGATGCTGTAGTTAGTAATTCATCTGATTTGAACGAAGACTTTGAAGACCAATAAACTCAAATTATTCGATATTTGTAGTGGGATTGGTGGCTTTAGTTTAGGTCTTGAAGCCACCGAACAATTTGAAACTGTAGCTTTCTGTGAGACTGACCCTTGGTGTCAAAAAGTGCTCACAAAACATTTTCCGAATATCCCAATTTATGATGACCTCATTAACTTAAGTAAAGACTATGAAACAATTAGAGATATTCCAGAATTTGACATCATTGCAGGGGGAATCCCATGCCAACCTTTCAGCGTGGCAGGACTCAAAAAAGGCAAGGAAGACCCTAGACACCTGTGGCCGAGCATGTTTGAAATCATTAAGCACAAAAGACCCTCTTATGTTATTGTCGAAAATGTTAGTGGCTTCGTCAATGTGGCACTCGACTCGGTGTGCTTTGAATTGGAAAGTGAAGGCTACGCCACAAGGTCGTTTGTACTTCCAGCTCCAAGCGTCAACGCTCCCCACAAAAGAGATAGAGTCTGGTGTATCGGAAAGAAACTTGTGGGCGACTCCACAGTTAACTGATGGCACTAGAATTAATCAGAAGCCTAGATCAAAAGAAGATCTAACAGAAGCAGCCAAGCAAGGTGGTTGTAGTAATTTAAGAGAGCAAGTCCATGATACTATGTGGAGAACTCCAACCACTATGGATGCTAAAGGCGATGCTCTAAAACATGCTACTAAACTTCTCCAGGGTAAAACCAAAAGAGCTTCTGGAGAACAAGTACAGATAACTCTCGTAGATCAAGTAATGATGGAAGAGATCCGACAGAACCCAGATCTTATGAAAGAGTTTGAAGACCACATTATAGTAGTAAGACCTAACCTCCCTCCTCAAAATTGTTTTGTAGAATATATAAGAGAACAGACTTCAGTTAAGGAATTAGCTGAAAAAACTGACATTCTAAAAACAACAATCGAACATTGGTTTAGAAAAGATAAGAGTGGTTTTAGCCACCCTTCTATTGTGGATTGGGAAACTATTAAACCTTTCCTTGACGATAAAGGGGTTAGGTTTGATGAACAAATGACAACTATAGAAGAAGCTGAATGGGAGCAAACTAAGAGTGCTTCTTTATGGCCGACTCCAAGAGCAACTACTCGTATGGCTTATTTTGAGAACCCAAGCCCTTCAATGATTAAAGGGACACATGGGTGGAATCTTAATGCAGCAGTTACAGATGCTGAATCAGAAACTCCTAATAGAATGTGGCCGACTCCTCGTGCAGCAATAGGAATGCACATGAAAATGTCTCAAGGATTATCGGATCTTCAACATAAAAGATATTTAGAAACTGAAGTAGCTCACGAGCATATTGAAGTGGAAAAACAAAAACCGGGGGGTCATTTAAACGCTGATTGGGTTGAATGGCTAATGGGGTATGGGAAAGGTTACACAGATCTTTCCATCGATGAAAAACTTACTCTTAAAGATCATCAAGGCTTCTACGAAGAACCTAGGACTTTAAGGGTTACACATAATCAACAAGACAAGGTTAATAGATTAAAGTCATTAGGAAATTCAATCGTTCCTCAAATTGCCTACAATCTAGGACTTGCAATAATCGAGGACTATAATCATGGCAAGTAAATTTACAGCAGAAAGTGGACATTGGTATGCCCAAAATGGCGACCCTATGTACACAATCAAAGGGGCTAATGGCAAAGAACGAAACACTACATTAAGAGACGCTAGGAAAGAAGGATTTGTACCTTCTGTAACTACTATCTTAGGTATTGCAGCCAAACCTTCTTTGGAAAATTGGAAGATAGATCAAGCATTAAACTCAGCTCTAACACTTTCAAAAAATCCAGACGAAACAATGGAGCAGTTTACTTACAGATGTAAGCAAGACTCCAAGCAGATTGGAATAAAGGCAGCCGAAAGAGGTACAGAAATCCATGCTATGTTAGAGCAAGGGTTTTTAGGAGAGTCCGACACTAAGCCTTATAGAGTAGTTAAAGCCTTTTTGGATGAACACTTCCCTAATGAAGAGTGGATAGCAGAAGACTCTTTCTGTGCAGACTCAGGCTATGGTGGAAAAATAGATCTATACTCTAAGTCTGGAATCTTTGTTGATTTCAAAACTAAAGATAACTTAGAGGGTAAAGACCCTTCTCGTTTAGTCTATGACGAACATGGAATGCAATTATCAGCTTATGCTCAAGGGTGTGGTTTTGATAAAGTGGAACGAGTTTCTATCTTCGTAGATAGATCTGATCCTACTATTGTGGCTTCTCATATTTGGGACATCGATACACATGAAAGGCATGTAGCTATGTTCAACGCTCTCTTAGAGTATTGGAAGCTAGTTAAAAAATATGACCCTTCAGAACTAATAGAGGGGAAATAATTATGGGACAATTTAGCGACCTTGTTAAAAAACAAGCAGACAAATTAGAAGCCGAAAAGTGGGCTAAAGGAGTTAAGTCTCTACATGCCCATAAGCTAAAATCTATGTGGTATGACACTCGACCTCAAGATACTGATGCACACCCTGTTACTGACATTGAATACAATAGTGGTCTGATCGAAAGACAACTTCATAATGGAGAGAAGGTTTACTTTGGGAAAAAACTTTCTGGAAGTGAACTAGTCGATGAATACACCAGAAACACAAAATGACCAGAAGAAGAATAGGGCCTAAACAAAGGGCTATCGCCAAAGGTTATAGAAGTGGGCTGGAAGAAAAAATAGGAAAAGTTTAAGGAGTTAAAAATAAATGCCGAATATGAATCCTTTAAAATACCTTATACTGTTCCTACTATTAGGCGTACTTATACACCTGACTATCTCCTTACCAATGGCATTGTCCTCGAACTTAAAGGACTCTTCGTTCTTGAGGATAGAAAAAAACATCTATTGATAAAAGAACAATATCCAGACTTAGATATTCGTTTTGTATTTAGCAACTCCAGAACAAAATTAAGAAAAGGAGCAAAGTCAAACTATGGGGAGTGGTGTGAAAAGCATGGTTTTATTTACGCAGACAAGGAAGTTCCAATGTCTTGGATTAAAGAAAAATCAAAATTAAAATCGATAAACATAGTCGAGAGACTGAAGGAGCAGAAAAAACATAATGGCAAATAAAACTAAACTACACCCCAATTCGGCACAGATCACATTATTCTTAATGGATAATGGTTCTATTGACTGTGAGACCGAGTGGCACTTCCCCCAGGATGGGTCAGTAAGTGACCAAGAGATAGATACTCTCGTAACTCTTATTCATGGTTTATCCGGATTTATTCATACTCGTTTTTACGAAGTATTTAAGATGGGAGAAGCTATCGAAGCAGGGCTTAAGATTAAAGAAAACATCTTAGAGAGAGAGCTGTTTAACGCTGCAGGAGATGATGACGAATTAATCTTCACTCCAGACGATGCCCTATTAGAAAGAATGGCTAAGAACAAAGAAGATCTAAATGGCACCGGCAAAAAGAAAGGAAAAGAAAACGCTAAAATCGTGGATTTAAAGGACTTCATTCCTAAAGATCCAAAGAAATTAAATTAAGGAGAACAGATGGCAAAATCAGAAATAAGAGTACCCAACGCTCATTTACCCCCTTTTGATACTATAAAGGAAGTGAATGGGAAAACTGTAGACGAGCAGATGCTAGAAGCACAAAGCATAATGGAGAAAGGGGTGTTCAGAGGAGAAGAGTATGACCCTGTTAACTCTCCGAGTCACTACAATCAATTTGGGATAGAGTGCTTAGATGCTATTGAAGCATCAATGTCTCCTAAAGAATTTCAAGGGTATTTAAAAGGTAATGTTGAAAAGTATTTGTGGAGATACAGGTACAAAAATAAACCTATTGAGGATCTTAAAAAAGGTCAGTTCTACCTAAATCTTTTAATCGAAAAGGTGGAACAACATGGCGTATGAAATAGATCTTTCAAAAGATGAATTATTTGATGAATTAGGCAAAACAAGACTTAGAGAAAGTTACATGAAAGAGGATGAAGAAAGTCCTCAAGAACGCTTTAAGTTTGTCTGTGATTTCTTTTCTTCTAATGAAGAACATGCTGAGAGGTTATACAGCTATGCTTCTAATCATTGGTTAAGTTTCTCTACTCCTATTCTCTCTTTCAAAAATGAAAAAAGACAGCTCCCTATCAGTTGTTATCTTTCATATTTAGACGACAGTTCAGAAGGTTTAGTAGAGTGTTTATCAGAAGTTAATTGGTTATCTATGATGGGGGGTGGTGTAGGAATCCATGTAGGCATTAGAGAGTCCGACAATAAATCAGTTGGGGTTATGCCCCATTTAAAAGTTTATGACGCTTCTACTCTTGCTTATCGACAAGGTAAAACTAGACGAGGTTCTTATGCTACTTTCTTAGACATAAGCCACCCAGATATAGTCCAATTCTTAGAAATGAGAAAGGCAACTGGAGATCAAAATTTTAGGACATTAAACCTACATCATGGTATAAATATATCTAACGCATTCATGGAGAAAATAGAACATGCTATGCGTGACCCAGATTATGACGACACCTGGCAATTAATAAGTCCTGCAAGTAACGAAGTTGTAGACACTATAAGTGCAAAAGATCTGTGGCAGCGTATCTTAGAAACAAGAATGCAAACAGGAGAGCCTTACATTGTCTTTATTGATAATGCTAACGACAAACTTCCTAATTGGTTACAAGCAAAAGGTTTAAAAATACATGGGTCTAATCTGTGTACTGAGATCTTTCTTCCTACTAATACAGATAGAACAGCAGTCTGTTGTTTAAGTAGTTTAAATTTAGAATACTTTGAGGATTGGAAAGACTCTCCTCTATTCATTCGTGATGCTATGGAGATGTTAGATAATGTACTTAATTACTTTATTGAACATGCCCCAGATACGATAGAGAGAGCAAAGCTAAGTGCCTTTAGAGAAAGATCTATAGGGATTGGTGCACTAGGGCTTCATGCGTACTTTCAAAAGAAAATGTACCCCTTTGAAAGTGTACTAGCTAAGATTTCTAACAAAGATATTTTTAACCATATAAGGTTGAAATGTGCAGAAGCAGACCAATATCTATGTAATGAAAGAGGGCCATGTCCTGACGCTAAAGATTATGGAGAGCTGAGAAGGTTTAGTCATTGGAATGCTATAGCTCCTAATGCTTCTTCTAGTCTTATCATGGGTAATACTAGCCCATCTATAGAACCTTATAGAGCAAATGTGTATCGCCAAGATACTTTGTCTGGTGCACATATTTATAAGAATAAGTTTTTGAAAGAAAAATTAATTGAGTTGGGTCTCGATGATACTGAATTGTGGTCGTCTATAATTGCAAAAGATGGCTCTATTCAACACATCGAAGAGATCCCTCAAAATGTAAAAGATGTCTTTAAAACTGCAACTGAAATAGATCAGAGATGGGTTATAGATCTTGCAGCCGACAGACAGGTTTATATCGACCAGGGACAATCAGTAAATTTATTTTTCAATGCTGATGTCAATATCAAGTACTTACATAGTGTTCATTTCTTAGCTTGGAAAAAAGGAATGAAATCTCTGTATTACTGTAGATCTGATAAATTAAGAAAAGCAGATAAAGTCGGCACTCGTATAGAGCGTAGACGAATAGAAGACGAAGTAGACTTAACTGCTGTCGCTGATGGCGATGTATGTGTGGCTTGTGAGGGATAATTATGAGTACAAAAAAAGAACCAAAGAAAAAATTAAAGTTAATGGACACAAGGGATTACTACAAACCCTTCAATTATCCTTGGGCTTATGATGCTTTTGTAGCATCTGAACAAATGCACTGGCTGTGGACAGAAGTGCCTATGAATGAGGATGTCAAAGATTGGCAAAAGAAACTCACAGACAATGAAAAAGATTTCTTAGCAAAGATCTTTAGATTTTTTACACAAGGGGATATTGATGTTAGTGGGGCCTATGTAAATAATTACTTACCTCACTTCCCTCAACCTGAAGTAAGAATGATGTTATCTAGCTTTGCTGCTAGAGAAGCAATCCATGTAGCAGCCTACTCTCATTTAATTGAGACAGTAGGAATGCCTGAGTCTACTTATAACGAGTTTCTTGAATATGGGGAGATGGTAGAGAAGCATGACTTCTTTCTAAAGCTCCAGGAAGAAAAAAGTTTACCTGCTCAGATTGCAGCGTTTTCTGCTTTTACTGAAGGTATGCAGCTATTCAGCTCTTTTATTATGCTTCTTAACTTTGCTCGTTGGGGTAAAATGAAAGGGATGGGACAGATCATTGCTTGGTCTATTGCAGATGAAACTCTGCATACAGAGAGCATGATAAAGTTGTTTAGAACTTATATGACTGAAAATCGTAGGCTTTGGAATGATTCACTAAAATCTAAGATCTACACGATAGCAGAGAAGATGGTAGATCTCGAAGATCAATTTATAGATCTAGCTTTTAACAACCATGAAATGCAGGGATTAACTAAAGAAGAAGTTAAAACTTACATTAGGTATATCTGCGATAGGAGACTGATAGCTTTAGGAATGAAAGGTATTTTTAAAGTTAAGAAAAACAATCTTCCTTGGGTAGATGAAATGCTCGGAGTTACCCACACAAACTTCTTTGAAAACAAAGTCGTTGATTATGCAAAAGGTGCTGTCAAAGGCGATTGGGGAGATGTT